TTCTTCAGTTAATGCTCAGGCTGAATCAGCATCAATTTTTGCAGAAATCGGCAAATCTGCGGACTTCAAATCAGGCAATGCTTATGAGCGTATGACTACGCTTGCTAAGTCTGCCGTTGAAGAGGGTGTAGCAAAGTCAATGGCACAAGCCATTGCTGATGTTGCGTCAAAAAACCCTGACCTTTACAGCCAATACCTATCCGAGAAAGGTGCCTAAACCATGGCATACGAAATCTCCAATTACTCGGTAAAGGTCACCCTCGTTGCAGGTGCCGACCTTTCCGCTAAGCAGTACACATTCGTCAAGTTGAATTCATCAGGTCAGGCTATTGCAGCCGCAGCCGCGACTGATATTCCAATTGGCGTTCTACAGAACGCTCCAACTTCAGGACAGGAAGCAGAAGTGCTTATTGTCGGAGGTACAAAGATTGTCGCTGGTGCGGCAATCGCAGAAGGCGCACAAATTGGAACAGGTGCTACAGGCAAGGCAGTTGCTCTTGTCGCTGGAACTGACACAACTAAGTATGTTGTCGGAACACTAATCTCCGAATCTGCGGCAGATGCAAACATTGTCACAGCCGTAATCAACTGTGCGAACCCGCACCGTGCGGCATAAGGGGGATAACTAAAAATGCCACAGCCAAATATCAATTCAGTCCATATTGATGCAATCCTTACCAACATCTCTGTTGCGTACTTGCAAAATCAGGACAACTTCATTGCAGACAAGGTATTCCCAGTAATTCCTGTGGATAAGAAGTCTGACAAATACTTCACTTACACCAAGAACGATTGGTTCCGTGACGAGGCTCAGCGCCGCGCACCTGGAACTGAATCTGCTGGTGGCGGTTACAATCTTTCAACAGGCACATACTCAGCAGATGTATGGGCTTTCCACAAAGATGTAGATGACCAGACACTTGCTAACGCAGACTCACCTTTGAACCCTCTCCGTGAGGCAACAGAGTTCGTTACACGCCGTCTAATGCTTCGCCGTGAACTTCAGTTCGTAACTGACTTCTTCACAACAGGCGTATGGGCAGACGATGTAACTGGTGTTGCTGGCGCTCCATCATCAGGTGAGACAAAGCAATGGTCAGATTACGCATCATCAGACCCAATTGCCGACATCGAAACAGCAAAGGCAGAAATTCTTGGAAACACAGGAATGGAAGCAAACACACTCGTTCTCGGATACGATGTATTCAAGTCACTAAAGAACCACCCAGACTTGGTAGACCGCATCAAGTACACATCTTCACAGACAATCACAACTGACATGCTTGGCGCGATGTTTGACATCCCACGCGTAATGGTTGCAAAGGCTGTAAAGGCTACTAACAACGAAGGTGCATCTGAGGCTTACGGCTTTGCTTTCGGCAAGGGCGCACTCCTTACACATGTTGCTCCAAATCCAGGACTTCTTACACCATCAGCGGGTTACACATTCGCTTGGACAGGTGTTTCAGGTGGTCTCGGACAGACTGTTGGAACTTCACAGTTCCGCATGGAGTCAATTAAGTCAGACCGCATTGAAGCGGAAATGGCGTTTGATAACAAGGTAATCGGAGCAGACCTCGGTTACTTCTGGAACACAATCGTTGCTTAATTAAGTTGAGTGAAGGGGAGGGTCTGAAAAGGCTCTCCCCTTCTTTCTTAGAAAAGGAAAATAAATGCCTCAAGTAAATCGTATTTCTCGCGGTGAAGTTTCAGTTGGTGCTATTCAAGGCTCAACTGGCGACATGGTGTATGGACTAGATTTTGGTACAGCATCAGTAGACCCTGCTTCAATCGCGGCAACAACTCGCGGTTCAGTTACTTTCACTCTTACAGGTGCTAAGACAACTGACATCATTATCGTTAATCCACCAGCAACATTGAATGATGATTTGATTTTCTGTGGAGCGGCTGTAACAGCGGCAGACACAGTTTCAATTTATCTTTACAATCCAACTGCTTCAGCAATTGATGACACAGCCCGTACATTCTCTTATGTATGGATTGACATGACTGCGTAATATGAAAGCAGAGATTCTTAAGAATATGGTGGTTGATGGTCGCCTGTTGAAATCTGGAGACATCATTGATGTCAAGGGATGGAAACACGCAAAGGCTCTCAACCGCAGCCGTTACATCAAGATTCTTGATGAGGCGGTAAAGCCAAAGGTAGAGCCAAAAGCCGAGCCAGAGGTTGAAGCAGTTGAAAAAACAACGGCGAAGAAAGCAGTCGCCTCCAAGTAATTCAAAAGGGGGTGATTCAGTAAAATGAGTCACCCTCTTTTTTTCTAAGGGAGCATCATGGCAATTACACACGAACGCGTATCAGTAGGCACAACAGCCACACAAATTTCGTCTAACTATGCTGGTAAAGATGGTCAGACAGTCAATGTTCAGAATCCAAGCGGAGGAGCAACCGTCTACCTCGGCGGAGAAGGCGTAACTACTACAAGTTACGGATTCCTTCTAGCGGCTGGAATCTCTTTTTCAGTTGAAATGCAAGATGGTGAAAAACTTTACGGCGTGGTTGCTTCAAGCACACAGACCGTAAATGTACTTCGTCAAGGCGCTTAAATCATGGCACTACCAGCATCTCTTTCAACCGTAACGGTTGCTGGTACCTATGTGGATTTACTAGGTAATCCAGTTCGAGGCTCAATCACTATTGAACCTCAGACTATCTTGAAAGAAAAGACCTTAAATGTCCACATCATGCCAGTTCACATCGTCAAGACTTTAGATGCGACTGGCTCCTTTACAACCACTTTGCCAGTTACGAGCGATACTGATGTAATGCCTCAACCTTTTGTTTACACCATAGTTGAGAACTTCACCTCTGGTCGTACATTTCAGATTGCTCTACCTCTCTCAGTTGCAGGTACTACTCAGAACCTTGCAGACCTGCTTACAGCCCTTTCTGAAGCAGATGCCACCGCTTATGTATCCGTGGATGCTTACCAGGGTCTATTGACCCGCTACAACAATGCAAGCGGTAGGAGAGAGATTGTCGTCAATGCTGCTACATACGAGGGCAACGCCCTTGCCTATGCAACAGAGGCTTCAAACTCAGCAAGCGCAGTTGCCAATTTCACGACTAATCAGTTGATGATGATGGGAGTCTAAGATGGCTGAACCGTATGTACCCATAGCCGAATACACCGCTTCGAACGCTCTTTTGACTGAGTTGGAAGTGGCTACAAATGCTGCCGCGGCTAACGCAACCGCTCTTTCGGCGGCTACTGCAAGCGCTTTGAGTTCAAGAAATACAGCCAATTCTTTTGTGGCTGAAAAATTTGATTTGTTCTTTTTGGTAGGTGCCTGATGGCTCTCGGTCCAAATTTAACCACAGTTACTATTACAGGCAGTTATGTAGATTTTGAAGGCAACCCGATTGAGGGACAGATTCGATTCAGCATTTCTGAGGTTCTGCGTAACGGTACGGATGACCAGATGGTTGCCCCATCTAGCGTTGTGGTGCCTTTGAGTTCAGGCTCTTTCTCAGTTGCTATCCCTGCAACCAATGACCCAGATGTAGTCCCAAATCCTTTTGTTTACACCGTTGAGGAGTCATTTCCCAATGGGCGCTCCTACACAATCAGCATCCCTTACACCACTACAGGGTCGCTAGATTTAGCAGATATTAGTCCAGACCCAGCCCTATCTGAAAGTTATGTAGCGGCTGTAGACCTAACTTCTTGGAATACCCTAGAAACAAATATCACGGCTCTGGATGCCTTCATTGACCAAGCGGCGGATAAGTTCCCCGCCTCTGGTCAGTATTGGTACATTGATTCTGCCTATTCAACATACACAGCATTAGATACAGCCTTTGCTACATACTCCGCTCTCACCGCGGCGACATATAACATCTCAGGTGAGGACATCACATCATTCGTAACCTCGGCGCAGGGTTACGCTTCTTCAGCATCAGCAAGCGCTACAACAGCCCAAAATAACTCGGCTGGTACCATTAGTCCATTATTACTCATCGGAGGATAACCGCATGGCAACTACTTACAAGGTTCTTGGGCAATCAAACCCATCAGCCACTACTGCCACAACGCTTTACACCTGCCCTGCTTCTACTCAGACGGTTATCTCAACCATCACCATCTGTAACCAGGCTGGCACAAGTGGCACATATCGAATTGCAATACGCCCAAATGGAGCGACTTTAGCGACTGAACACTATGTTGTTTATGATGCAGTCATTCAAGCAAATACAACCACGGCTTATACCCTAGGGCTTACAATAGATGCTTCAGATGTTGTCACAGTCTACGCATCAACAACAAGTTTCTCATTCAGCGCGTTCGGAAGCGAGATAGCATAATATGGCAATTACCACTAACGGAGGGGCTGGCGTAAGCGCTGATGGAGTCGTCACCCTTATTAACAAAAC